GAATCTAGTTTCGTAAGTGTTGAGTAAATCTGGTTCACCCTTCATAAAAGTATAAGCCTCGACTAGCGAGCCATATAGAAGCCCTTCTCTTGCGTTTTGCGAAAGCCACGTGCCAGAAGTGGTACTTACTAGGCTATTTGGCTTATAGAGATAATGCAGTTCTACTGAATAATCAGCATCTGGTAATGGCGCGACAACGATAGTAGTACCAGCACTTGAAGAAGTGTCGTATTCTTTATCAAAGTCAGCGTAGTATAAAGGCAGCCCTCTAAGACTGTTATCAGTTATATCAGGAGTATATTCCTGCATAAAACTGGGGTGTTTTTTTTGCAA